CTGCGCAGCTCGAGCGTGGGGCTTACGCCGATCGCGGTCTCGATCGCGTCGAGGCGGGCGTTGCGGACGGCAACGGAATGTTGGACAGCCATAGGTCATGCTCCTTTGTTCGCCCAGGGGCGGTGATGTCGTGTTCTCTTGTCGTGATCAGGGGCGCGGAATCAGATCCACACCCGAATTTCGCCACGCGCACCTGGTGCGTTGCGGCCGCCACCGCCGCCGGGGGCGGCTCCTGCTACGCCAGATGCGCCACCACTTCCGCCAAAAACTGATGATCCGCCGGCGCCACCATTTCCGCCGCCGCCGCCGCCGCCAAAAACGGCAGGACCGCCAGCAAAGGTGCTGTTACCCCCACCGCCACCCCCCCAGAAAATGCCAGGCCCGCCGGCTGCTCCACCAATCCCGGCAGAACCGCCGCCAGTTAACCCACCGGAGCCACCAGTATTTGTCGCAGAGTTTCCACCCTGACTTAGCTCACCGCCACCACCGCCGCCGCCGCCGCCGGCCCCGTTTCCGGCGCCGCCGCTGCGGGCGGTCAAAAGCGATCCAAAGGTCGTGTCGCCGCCACGCGAGTTTACAGCACCACCTGGGCCGATTGTGACGCTGACAGAAGACGGGAGATCGCCGTATCGAAATCGGGCGGCGATATAACCACCACCGCCGCCGCCGCCGCCGTTTGCGTTACTGCCTCCCCCACCACCACCGGCCCAAGCTTCAACAAGTACAGGCGTGTCGTCGTCGTAGCCTACTGGCTTGTTCCACGTGCCGCTGGCCGTGAACAACCAATACTGTGGCGCCGATGTGTTACTCAATGCAGACGATAGTGGGCTCAGAATGCGGAAACCGCCACCGATGTACTCCAACAGACTGCGCAGACCCGATGCAACAGCGCCAGGGTTCAGGGCCACCCCGGCAGCGTCGAGAACCGCAATCGCTGATCCGCCGTTAAGGGCAAGCGTCACGCCTGCAGTATTGGTCGCCCCCCAAGTGATCTCGAACTTCATCCCGTCGACCAGACCCCCGCCACCCAGCGCAGGGTCCAGCGTTGCGGTCACCGCGTTGGCTGTTCCTCCTACGGAAATCAGCGGCAGCGCCGAGGCGTCGAACAACGTTTTGAACCGCTCGGAATACTGCCGCATCAGGCCAGTTGCTCCGCCGCCGGGCAGCGGGGGTGGCGTCAGGTCGCTGAACGTGGTTCTGCTTGCCATGTTTTCCTCAGGGGGTCAGGTCCGGCACGATGCCGGGGGCTTCATCAACCATCACGATGGTCGCCGTCAGGTCTTCGCCGGGCTCGATGTCCTTGACGACCAGTCGTCGGACTTCGCTGGCCAAGGGACCCACCGAGACCAGCGTACCGATGCCGATTCCTGTGGCTGCGATAGGCGCAGCAAAGGTCAGCGTGTCTGTCTCGCCGGTCGTTCCGGCCAGCGTGTGAACCGTGATCGATGCGGCCCGGCGGATCATCGCGCCGGTCTTCTGTCCCAGGGCGAGGATGTCCGGCTCGGCCAAAATGTCGGTCGACCCCAGCACGTCGGTCGCGTTGGTCCGAACCGGGACGGCCCCATCAAGCTTCAGCGCAGTGATGTTGCCCGATCCGTCGAAGGTGATGTCGATCACCCGGGCCGATCCGCTGTACTGCTCCAGCGCATCATGCTGGACGCCGACCAGGTCGCCCCGGCGGCAGATGATCGCCTCGGCCGCGGCTTCCAGCGTGTAGAACGCGGCGCGCTGTTCTAGCTGCGCCAGGTCATAAATCGCCCGTGCGGTGACTTCGGCCTCGGTCACCAGCCCCTCATAGGTCACCTGCTCCAGCCGCCCGGTGTCACTGGACACGCCGGGGCGGAAGACCGTGATCTGGTGGCTTTCATAGTCGCGGGTTGCGTCGCGGAAGTTGACGCGGAACCCCTCGGGAAGCCGGGCAAAGGCCTTGGTCCACTGGAACCCGTTCGAGTTCCGGGGCGTGAATATCTGCACCGGGGCTTCGGCGCTGCGGTCATAATCGCGCACCACGCCCCAGATTTCCGACTGGTAGGGCTTGGCATAGCCGCAGGACGCGACAATGCGCAGCGAATCGTCCACAGTGGCATCCTCGATCAGCGCGTTGACCTGGTAGCCGAGCGACGTGCAGGCCGTGCGCCACGACAGAAGCCCGGCCCCGTCAATGATGGGCAGGGGCACGGGATCAAGGTTCTGCCACCCGGCCAGGATGTCGCGGTAGTGCGGGGCCGGGTTTGACGAAACCACCCAGTTCCGCCAGTCCGTCCCATCCCAGTCGCGGACATAGCCCCCGGCCACGCAGCTGACCCGCTCCAGCGACCGGTTGCGTGCCCGCACGGCGATAACCGACAGTCCGCTGGACGGCAGGGGATGTTCATTCCAGACGCTGACCGACCGCAGCAGCACCAGGCTGTCGCTGACCCCGTTGCGCGACTGCGCAATCACAGCTGGCGTTCCCTGATAGCCGAAAAGGTCCCAGACAGTGCCACTGACCGTGTAGCCCGCCGACGACCAGGCAGAGTTCTGGACCTGCTGCCCCCGCAGGACCTCGATCTCGTAGCGCCCCTTCGGGAACACAGCAGTGTCAAGCAGAATCGTCGCCGTGTAGCGGTTCATTCCGACGCGCTGCACCCTGGTAGAGCCAAGGTTTGAAGAGTTGACCCAGACATCTCCCGCGCCATCGTTGAAGTATGCATCGGCGTTCCAAGCCGACCCTGCCGGGGCGTTGGTCTGCGCTGGAGCCTGCACCCGCGCCTCGACCCAACCCTCGGTCACTGCGGCACCTGGTGAGCTGCTGGCGTCGTTGGTCCAGATCAGCTTGATCGTGGCCCGCAACTGCCGCGGCGTCGCGGCCGAGAAGTGCAGTTCGGGCAGGTTGATCCAGGTCGGTGATCCTACCTTGCGCAACCGCATCCGCACCGGCACTCGCAGACGGTCGGTGTCGCTGGCATTCCGGTTGATACCGCCCGGGAAAAGCAGGTGCAGCCAATGCTCGTCCGGGGCCTCTCGGGTCGCCACCGTAATTGGCTGGGGCAGGGCAGCGGAAAAGTCTCCGGTCGGTGACTCCAGCGTCCGGCCGTCACTCGCATCCACGGTGTAGCCCCGCAGTTCGGACTGCAGCGGCTCGGTTCGGGATTGGCGACGCACCAAGGTAATCGGCAGATCGCCGGGCCAGCCTTCACGGGTCTCGAACTCCACGTTGGACAGGCCTTCGATGGCAGCCGCGCCAACCCGAATGTCCTCGATGCGGTGTGGGCCGTTCAGCGCATAGATCGCCTCGACCAGCTCGTCTGGGCCATCGAAGTAGGTGAACGGCTCACAGGCAAGCGGCGGAAAGACCTTACGCTCTCCCAGGACGCGCGGGATCGGCCCGTTTGGCTCCAGTATATTGCCCTCGGCACTGGCTGCGCCCGGGTTCTGAAGCGTCTTGCCGCCGCCCGTCGGGATAACCGGCGGCGGCACCAGGGCTGACAGAAGCAGCGACCCTACCAGCGACACCCCAGCCGCGGCCAGTGTGGCGCCGACCGATCCAGCCCCGAACAACTTGGCCGAGAAGCCCAGCTTTGACGCCAGACCACCACCGGCCACGAACCCGGTGATCGCGGTCAGGGCGATACCGGCGACGATGGCCAGAATGTTCTTGCCGCCGCCCTCACCACCGCCACCGCCGCCGCCCATTGGCGGGGCGTGGAATGTGATCTCGACCGGCACGCCATTGTGCTGTGCCTTTGGCCGGATGCTGCCCCATGCCTTGCGGTAGACGGCGCGCCCGTTAATGCAGATCACGCCACGGGCATCAAAGTCATAGGGCAGGCAGGTCATCTGAGCCCGCAGCTCGGCCAGCGTCAGGCCGTCGGGCAGATAGCGGACCTGTGGCGCGGCCAGGCTGCCGAACTCGCGGTAGACGGCAAGCTGCATCAAGACTGGTATCTCCGGAACCCTGCGATCCGGCCCCGGATCGTGACGTGATTGATCGGCACTAGGACCGTGCCGGTCGCCTCTTCTGCGTGAAGGACGCGCGCCACATCGGCGATCAGGCCGACATGGCAGACAGCGCGGCCTCCCCTTGCGCTGCGCATCAGTACGACATCGAAGACGCCGGACCGATGCGGCTCGCGCCAGGGCCCGCTGTCCTGGCCGTGGTGCATCTCACGCGCGACTTTCATCAGGTCGCGCGGATCGATGTCGCCGAACTCTGGCAAGTCGACCTGCAGATGATCGGCATAGACCTGCCGCACCAAAGACCAGCACGTGACTTCTCCGGGCCCGGTGCCGAAGGGCAGGCCGATGTAGCGCGACCACCAATCGGTCATCGAAACAGCCCCGGCATCCGGGATTGAGTGCACCGCTGCCCCGGCCAAGGTTCTTGGCTGTAGTCCCGCAACATGACCCTGCCCGAAATGTCAGAGGCAGTGACCGTCACGTCGATCAGGTCAAAGTCGGCAAAGCGGTACAGTACCGACCCGCCAGGCAGTTCGGTGCGCGGGTGCTCGCTCAGATCGAAATCCGACGACGACCGGATTTCCAGCGTCACCTTGGCGCGGTCGTTCAACCCCAGAAGGGCCCGGCCAATGCGCAGATCGACGTTCTGCATCCGCAACTCTGTCTGCGGTGGTCCCTCGACGTCGGTCAGGATTCCAAACTCGAAGGGCAGGCCCAGGTAGTTCGCACCATCGACGATGTAGTCAAGAACGTCCGACACGGCCCGGATCGGCTCAGGCAGCGACGGGTGGGTGACGGTCAGAAAGGCCAGAAGGGCATCCGGGCTGTCCGGGGCTTCGAGGCTGGCCTTCACATCGGCGTCTATCGTGCGGGTCATAGCGTGAAATACACCCGCCGTTTGGTCAGGGCCGGGGCCGTGGCCGGGATGCCACCCGCCGTGATCACCACACCTGCCGTGAAGGTTTCGACATCGGTCGTCGACACCGAAAACACGTTGAACGTTCCGGTGATGGCGGGAAGGGCGCTTGCCAGCACCTTGGTCCCGCCGATGCCATAGACCCCCGCATTCCAGTCGGCCACAACTTCCGGCACCACAGACGCCGCGGGGCGAACGTAAGGCGCCCACCACGGCGCGCCGGGCAGCCGCATCAGCTTCAGCGTCAGGTCATGAAGGTCGGCCCCGCGCGGCAGGAGGTCGTAGATCCGCCCACCATTCCCCAGGACACGCCACAGTGCTGGATCTCCGAAGACCGGATCGCGCCAGCTGAAGGACTTCACACCACCGGCAAGATCGGTCGCCAGAAAGGACTTGAACGCCTGCACCGCAGTCAGCCGCAGATTCCTGAACGTCGCGTCAAAGGTCTCAGGCGCGGCGGTCGTTCGCGCCCGCAGGATCGGTGGGCCATAGTCAACTGCAAAGCTGGCGCGCGTGTCCAGCGGTCCACCGTTGAACCCCTCGCGCCGGGGGAACTGTGGCATGGCAGCAGGCCAGTTGGGCGGAACAGGCATCAGCGTTTCACCGGGTTGGGCCGGGTGCCAAAGCGTGACCGCAGAGCACTGTCCTGCCGTCCGCTGCCCAGGGATTGACCGATCAGGATGTCAACCTGCCGTTCCCCGTTCTGGCCTCTCCGCTCGCTGGTCTGCACTTCGCCTCCACTCTGGTTCGTCACGTTGACCGTGACGTTCGATCCGCCGCCCGCTGCGGCCACACCGAGCTTTCCGCCGACACGGGTCAGCGGCATGATTGCCTCCGGCCCCGCCTCGCCCATCATCCCCATGCCTCCCCGCATCGGGAACATGGTGGCGCTGGACACGATCCCGCCTGCTGCAAAGGCCTGAACCCTCCCGCCGTCGAAGGCATTGCCGTTGGCATTCATCAGCGGGATGATCCCGTTGGACCCGAAGACGCTCGGCATCGACTTTGCCAGCTGGGCATAAAGCGCCATTTGCAGAAGCTGCTTGGACAGGTTCTTCAGCGCCGCCGCTGGATCGTCGAACAGGTTGTCGAAGGCACCCCGGATGGCGCTTGCGGCCTGCTTGCCAAGGTCCCCGGTCTTGCTCAAATCCCGGCCCAGCTTTTCCACCGCCCGGTTGTAGGTGTCGGTGTCCAGCTTGCCCGTCTTCTGCAGGTCATTCAGCTTGGCCAGTTCGATGGCATATTTTTCAGCTGACGTGCGGGTCTGGTCATAGATGCGGGCGGCTTCACGTTCGGCCTGGTTCGCACCGCCTCCGCCGCCACCCCCGCCACCACCACGCCCGCCGCGGGGAGCTACAAAAGCGCCGCCTGCGCCGCTGGCCAGTGTCCCCGTCCCAACACCGGGTGCATTCAGCGCCAGCACGGACCGGCGCGCTGCGTCAGGACCGCTCTGCCCGGTGTTCTGTATCTTGCCGTAGTTCAGCGATGCCGCCGAGGCCAAGGCCATGTTCTGTGCCAGCCGCGCCGCCTCATCTGCACCCGCCGCGATGGGCGAAGCGATGTCGACCGTTGCCAACCCAAGGGCTGCAAGCTCGGCGTCCGTCAGGTTCTGCAGCAGGACCAGAGCTTCCTCGCTCAGGACACCCCCTGCCTCAGCCGCGTCGATGATCGCCGCACGCAGCCCGGCCATTGCATCGGCTTGGGCTTGAGGTCCTTCGGCGGTGGACACCGATTGCAGCGCCTGCGCCACCGCCTCGATCTGCGGCACGCTGTCTTCGAACTCCAGCCCCAAGGCATCAGCCACATCGGCCAAGGCGTAAAGCCGGTTCGTCGCCGTGACCGCATCGTCACCGATGGCGATCGCGTCCTTAAAGTCACCAAAGACCGCCGTCAGGCTGCCGCTGGTCTGGGCAAGGGCCGTCTCGGCCCGTGCCGCCGCGATCTGGCGCTGGATCTCCAGAACTTCCCGCGCCTGGGCCGCACCGGCACCGAAGTCGCCGAACAGCTCAGCCGGATTGACCTGCGTCGCATCGGTCGCACTGTTCAGCTCGCGCATGGCGCTGTTCAGCGACTTGACCGACTCTTCCAGCTCCTTCGCCTTGTCGCTACCCATGCCGAAGGCCGCGAACAGCGGGATGGCCACAGCCGCGACTGTGCCGAAGAGAACCCCCATCAGGCCGAGGCCGGACAGAAGCTGGGGCAACTGTTGCGCAAAGGCCCGGCTTACGTCAGTGCCTCCTGCCACCTGGACCGCGAAGTCCTGCACCTGGAAGCCGACATTCTGCAGGCCCTGTCCACCGGCCCGTGCGCCACGATCTATGGCGCCAAAGCTGCGCTGCGCCTCGGTCCCGATCGACTGGAATTCGGCCTTTAGCTGGCCTGCGCCCTCAGCCTTGATCCGGACTGATACCTGCTTCTCTGCCATCGTCCTCGGAATCCCGGTTGTGTGCCTTGATCAGCACCGTTTCCAGCGCGGGCATGAACTCGATCACCAGCGCCCCCGGAACCCCCGAGGCGCTGGCCATGGCCAGGACGGCCGACATGTCGAGCCCGATCATCGCCCCGGGAATGGCGCGCACCTGGCGACCCGCCCGGAGGAACAGGTCCCAGATTGCCCAGCCCTCACGGCTTTGCGGCTCGTTCAGTGTGTAGGGGCACTCGGAGCAGGGGCTTTCGCACCGTCCGCAGTAGTCCGCGCCCCCGCCAAGGTGCCACTCGGCGCGGGCGATGATCCGTTTTTTTCCGATTCCAGCGTCAGACGGGGCTGCACATAGGCGACCTCGAAAGCCTTGATGAACTGATAGATGCCCATCAGCGCCGCCACGCCATCGGGCGTGCAGGGCAGCGGCTCGCCGTCCTCGTCCCCCACGCCCTCCCAGTCGGTGATGGCATGACGGGCCACCACCTGGTTGAACCGCAGACCAAGGTCTTCGGGATGCAGGGGTTCGCCGTCCTTTGGCAGGTCGGAAATCTCGCGGCGGTACTCGGCGCGGATCGCCAGCATCAGGGCAGCGGTAAAGGGAAGGACATGGACGCGAACACCGCCCCCCATGTCCAGCCAGGCGGGCTGCGTCAGATCAATCAGGCGAAGCATCAATAGGTCGCCACGGTGTTGATCAGGACAGCGGTGCAGAGGCGCGCCGGGCTGGTCGCCCGCGCGCCCATCCACTCGAAGGTCACGTCGATGCCGCCAGGGCCTTCAATGGGCACCGATGGGCGCTCCAGGTAGACGGCATGGGCGGTGAAGTTGAACTGCGCGTTGGCCCCGATCACATAGTTGAAGCCGAACTCGGCAGGGGTGCCGTTGACCGCGTCGTTGAACAACGTCAGGTCAGCAAAGCGCACCGTCATCCGCCCCGACAGGGACGCGATGGATGGATCGAGGCCGTCGATGCGGCCATCGCTGCGGATGGTCTCGACCGGATCAAGGTTGTTCGAGTAGTTGATCTCGGCTTCCATGACGTTGCCAAGTACCGCGCCGGCGCGGCGAACCTCGCCGTTGAACGGCCCGAAGCGCGTCAGTGCGAGCGACGTGGGCGTACCGGCGCCGGTCGTTCCGGCAGGTGTGGCGGCGCTTTGGCCGATCAGGCCGACGCGGGCGGTGACAAGGCCGGACCGGCGCATGTTCCAGCGCAGCGTGTCGACCATCAGGCCAGACACCATCTCGAAGGCTGGAACCTGCGGATAGCTGGCCTCGATTGACAGGCTCGGCAGGGTGGTGCCGCCAGAGTTGAAGGTATGGGTGCGCGGCGTCGTGCCGGTGGTGGTCGGTTGCCCAAAGGCACCTTTCAGCCACATGCCCCAGTTTTCCACATCGACGGGAACGATCAGTTCGCCGTCCACCGTCACCGCGTCCAGCACGGGGGCAAGCGGATCGCGGCCGAAGCCCAGAAGCTCGCTTTCCAAAAGGGGGCGACGACCCCCGATCCGGCTGCCGGGGGCGAATGGAATGGTCCGATAGCCGCTTGCGGGTGCCGTACCATAGACGGACTCGAAGACGGCATTCATCGCGACCAGCGCGCCGACTTGACGTGCCATGTTGATCTCCTACTGAAGCGGATCGGTGGTTTGGTAGTGCAGCCAGACACCGACGGTGACGGCGCTGAAGGTCAGCCCGGCCTGCACCGGGATGTCGGAAGGTTGTGCAGCCTCGGGCTCGCACCAGTCGCAGAGACCGCCCAAGGTTCGGTCTGTGGCAATGGCCTGGCTGACCTTCACCAGAAGGTCGTCCAGCGGCAGATCGCGGTGACCGTCAGCGCCCTGGAAGTACACTTCCAACTCGGCACGGTGCTGGTAGGCCCAGATCGGCGGGGACAGCGTGACTTCCGGCTCGCCGGGCTCTCCGTCTCGCAGGATGACACGGCCCTGCAAGGCGATCTTGCTCGGAACCGATTCATTGCGTCCATAGTCGACCCGCAACGGGCGCAGCGCTGCCTTCAGCCTTGCATCCAGCGCACGCAGGATGGTTTCTCGCTTGCTCGGCATGTCTATCTCCAGCCAGCGACGATGCGCTGCGGCAGGCCGTTCGCCAGGCGAAGCGCGGCCGTGTAAAGGTTCAGCCGCTTGGCCAGTTTGACCTGAGGCACCAGCGCGAAGATCGGCACGGTCCGGTTCTTGAAGCCGCGCGCCGCCCGGCTGAAGCCATCACGGCCCGTGGTGCGTGCCCCGCGCTTCACACGGCCGTCATCGACCAGAAGAGCTGCCCTGCCGGGGCGATAGACGAACCGAAGAACCCGACCGGTCCGACCCTCCCATTCACCTGGGGTGATCCTTCCCCCGCGGCCCGATTTCATCGCTGCAGGCAATGGCACTGCCAGCCAGAAACCGTTCTTGGCGCGGATCGTCGCCCCCCTCTCGAAAGACCCGATGATCTTGGAGGCGCGGGTGTAGACCAGACCGGCAGCATTCATGCTGAAGCCGCTTTGCGGGTATGTGTTGGCGCGGACGGTATTCGCCAACCGCGTCCCAAGCCCGGCGCCGGTGATTTCGCCGCGCCAGGCGTTCTTGATGGTCTGGGCCGTCCCGCTCACAGCCCGGGTGACCGACCGCGCACCTGCACGGCGCTGCTCGGTCAGAATGTCGTTGACGCTGCCGCGCACCTCGACCCGCAGGTCAAGCATCGCTGCGATCCTGTGGCACGATCTCGGCGCGCCAGACCAGGCGCAGACGGTCGCGCTGCGGTGCGCCCTGCACCAGGAAGACCTCGCCACCGATGGTGAAGCGGTCCCCTTCGGTAGGCGCGGCGACCTCTGACACGCGGACATCGATCCGCATCGTGTCTGACACGATTGCCGCACCACCATAGTCGGTCATTTCATCCGGCATGACCTGGATGATCCGGCACGGAACGTCGGTGTTGGACCCGCAGGCCCGGTAGACGGCATCCGCCGCCATGTTCGCATCCTGAAAGGTGGCGTCGATGGCGGCGGAAAAGGCGTTCATCCGGATCAGACCGTGATGCCAGCGCCGTTCAGACGCACGCGACCGATGGTGTCGGCCGAAAGGGCGGCAGCGGCAGCCACGCCGATCAGCTTGTTGGTGCTGGCGACGTTGGTGACGGCGGTGCCGGACCAGTACAGGAGTTGCCCCACGGTCCAGGCCTGCGCGGCGGTCTTCGGCAGATCAAAGACGCCGGTGACGGCGATCTCCACCTGTGCGCCGGACAGAGCGGTGTTCACGGCCACACCGAACAGCGAGCCAACAAGGACAGCTGCACCGGCGTTGACGTTTGCGGGGGCGGCGACGCTGATCACGTCCCCGGGTTGAACGAAGTTCTTCATCTCGTGATCTCCATTGGGTTGAGGGCACCGGGCCGCGTCTCAGCGCTCCGCGCGGTGTAGACAGGGCCAGTGCAAGGCCCTGCCGGTCGCATGTCAGGTCAGGGCGATTACGCGCCCGGGTTGCGGTAGGTGCCGCGGAAGTCGATGGCGCCAAGGCCGAAGTCGTGCTCCACCGACAGGGACAGACCCTGCTGGCCGAAGGGTTCCTCCATCCGCAGGCGCGGAGCTTCGGCCCCGTTCAGGAAGCCGTGCACGAAGCAGGCGCCGCCAGCGCGATTCGGATCGGCGAAGAGGAACCAGATGTTCCCCGACAGCTGGGCCGAAGACACGACCTGAAGGCGGCCCGAGAACGGGTTCACCGAAGAGGGCTGGTTCGGCACGATCGAGGTGACGAGCTGGTCGGCTTCGGTTTCCTTGTCCGGCCCGACCAGAAGGATCGAGGGGGCAAGGTTCAGCTTCACGCCGTCGATCGAGGTCTGCTTGCGGATCGCCGCACGACCCACGCCGAGGCTGGCCACGGTAATCGCGGTGCCGGAACCGGCAAGGTTGCCACGGGTCGCGCCGGTCTGCCAGACCGCGCCGCCATCCGAGGCCAGGGTGGCGGCCAGCATGAAGGTGTAGAAGGTCTCTTCCTCGAAGTTGGCGATCGAGGAACCGTAGTCGCCGACCATGTCGTCGATCGCGCCCAGGTCGTCGTCGATCATCATCTGGCGCGAGATGCGCAGGGCAATGCCGTAGGACGACAGGATGGCGGTCTCGTTGCGCTCGCCGAAGGTGCCGTACTTGATCTCGCCGCCCTCACCGACCGGCTGCAGCTTCGGGAAGTCCCCCGCCCGCACCATCGGATGCGCCCGGAAGTCGTTGAAGTTCCGCTTGCGCGAAATCTGCTTGTAGGTCGGCGACTGCACCTCGTAGCGGTCCAGAAGCACCCTGTTCAGGGCGTTCTGGAAGATGCCGGGAAAATCGCTGCGCGAATGGGTCGCATTCATCAGGATCTCGACCTTATCGCCGGCCGAGCGGATCGGACCCTTGTGGCCGATGCTTTCCGCCGCCATCGCGATGATGCCCATCTCCATGTAGGGCCGGGCCGCGTCGGTTTCCGGGTCGCGGCGGCGCATCTGCGCTACCAGGGCCTGGCTCATGCCCTGACGGCGGGTGTCCACCTCGTCACGGGTGATGCGCGCGGTGGGCGCGCCAGTCATCGGGGTATCCACGTCGCCGTTCTCCTTCCATTTTGCGGTGATGTCGTCGAGGGCTTCCTCGACCGACTTTTTCGATGCGATCAGCGTGTCGGCGAACGCGGCGGGCAGGCCCGCAAGCGTGGTCGACGCAAAGATGCGACGGGCACGGGCCGTCGCCTTGGAAGCGGCATCCTCGGCCGAGGGCGCGGTGACCTCGGGTTTCGGGTCTGCCTCTTCGGTCGTGGGGGTCGCGACGGTAACTTGGACCGCCCCGGTGTCTTCTGCCGCTGCAAGGGGTGCCCCCGCAGCCGTCAGGGTCTTGTCAGCCATCTTGGGCTTCTCCTGTGCTTGACTGCGGGCGCGGCCCGCGAACATGGCCATGACGGCCTCTTTCACCGGGGCGCGCCCCAGATTGCGGGATGCCTTGCGCGCCTCGTCGGGGGCATGGGCATAGATGCGATAGTCGAAGGTCGCGATGGCGACCGGTTCTCCGTCCGTCTCGACGCTGGTGGCGAAACCCATCTCGACGGCCATCGGACCGTCGAGCACGGTTTCCTCTTGCATGACGGCGCGGCATTCTTCCCGGCTTTTTCCGCTGCGGGCGGCGTAGATGTCGGCATAGGCACCGCTGATGACCCGCAGAAGCTCGGCTTCCTTCAGATGGTCTTCCTCGGTGCCCCGACCCATCGTCCAGGGCGTCGCCGGGTCATGAATCAGCATCCAGGCGCCGCGGCGCATGATGATCTCGTCCCCGGCCATAGCGATCAGCGAAGCCGCCGAGGCTGCGACGCCATCGACCTGCACGGTGACCTTGCCGGGGTGATCGACGAGGGCGGTGTAGATCGCCTGGCCTTCGCTGGCGATGCCGCCGCCCGAATTGATGCGAACGACGATGTCGCCCGTCATCTGCGCCAGCTCGTCGCGCACCGTCTTGGCGGTGAAGAACTCTTCTTCCCACCAGGACGCGCCGACCGTGCCGTAAAGGATCAGTTCATTCTTTGCCATCATCGTCGTCCTCTGCAGGCGCGCCATCGGGCTGCGTGTCATCATCCTCGGGTTCGTCATCGTCATCGTCGTCGGCCGGTTCGCTGCCGGATGCCGGCACAGTGGCGGCGACGGCTGATTGCGGGCCGAAGTGCATGTCGCTCTCGAAGCGCAGGTTGTGCTGCGCGGCCAAGTCTCGGTCCTCGATCAGCTCGCGGGTCAGGTCCTCTGGGTCAAAGCCCAGCTCGCGCACGACACCCTGACGGCTCGCGAATCCGGCGCGGACCTTTGCGGCCAGTGCTGGAATTTCCCGGGCCGGATCGATCAGCATGCGGTGCGGCGGCACCCAGTCGACGACCAGGTCGGTCGAGGGGCGCAGTTGGCCGCTGCTCAGATCGAAGGCCTCGACCGCCCACGCGGTCAGCGGCTGCATCATCTGCGGAATCAGCATCAGCCACTGCCAGGCGCTGACGTTCCGGTCCATTTCCATCCGACCCATCCGGGCCGAGGAAAAGTTGACCTGGCTCAGGTCGCCGGACAGCGCCTCATAGGTGATGCCCATTCCGGCCGCGACAGTCTGCAGGACCAGGCGGGTGAACTTGTCGTACCCATCCACGCCCGGCGGCTGGCTGAAGCGGATGTCCTCTCCGGGCGCCAGGTTCTGGATGCGCCCAGGGATCATGCTCGACAGCCCGGCCACGTCGGCGGGGGTCCCATCCGGGCCGGGAACGGCATAATCCGCTTCCGGTGCCACGCGGAACGCGGCAAAGCAGGCAGCGATCTTCTGCCGCATGATCTGCGCGTCCTGCCCGTCGGCCAGATCCTGCAGCGCCAGTGCAACCGGTGCAAACCAGCTGACCCCCCGCATCTGCTTCGGGCGGTCCTGCCGATAGATGTGGATCACTTCCGAAGCGGGCACCCGGCGCGACACCAGGCTCTTGCGCAGGCCAATCGTCGCCCCGGGATGCTGCGGATAAAGCCAGTAGGCCACCCGACGCCCGATGGCATCGTACTCGATGCCCTCCCGAACCTCGCCTTCCGCGCTTTTGGCGCCGAGAAGCCGGTCCCGCGACGAGTCGAGGTGGTCAATCTCCAGCACTTCGATCTGGAACGGCAAGGCAAGTCCGTCGCGATTGGTACGGCGGCGGCGGCGGATCAGCACCTCACCGTCATTGATCACCGCGTTGGTCACTAGGCGCTGCAGCCCGTAGAGGTTGGACCGACCGTCGGCATCAATCCTGGTCGTGTCGAAATGCGCCCGCATCGCCCGGCGCAGCTTCTCAGCCCGCGTCTTGCTGCCGCCGCTGACCTTCCAGATGATCCCGTCACCGACGACGTTGTTGCAGATCACCGCCTGGGCCCGCAGCGCCAGCGGCGTGTTGCGGATCATGTCGCGGCTGACATAAGCCAACCTCTGCCGGTTGGCCGAGGCGTTGTCCGCGTCCGCCGAAGACCTGCGCCACGACGCGCCGCGGTTGCCCGTCGTCGTCGCGTCGTAGTGCGCCAGAACCTTCAAAGCGAGACGATCCTGAGCCCGACGCCGCGCCCAGCCGGGCGACAGCTCGGCAATGGCGCGATCAATCAGGTTCATGCCTAGACGCCCTTGCTGAAGACGGGGTTCACGTGGGTGATGCGGGTCGCCGTCGAGCCTGCCGACAGGCCGTTCTTGACCGTGTCCCGTGCCCGGATCAGCTCATTCATGCTGCGGTACTTGATCCGCTTGCCGTCGTACTCGGATTCCAGCACGCCCCCGGCGATCATGCCCTCAAGGGCGTCCAGCTGGGCCTGCGTGAAGCTGCTCATATCCAGTCTTCCCTTGGCTTGATCCAGTCGGTGCTGGTCGGCGGTTGCGGTGGCTTCTTCTCTTCCACCGGTTTTGCGGCCTCGACAGGAGCCACCACCGGCATAGTCATCTCGAACAGGTCGCCCTGATTGTCCGCAGGGGCAGCGCCGCGTTCGTCGGCCAGCTTCTCCCACTGGAGGTCAGTCATCGACAGCCAGGCCTTCCGGCGCGCGGCTGCTTCGGCGTAGTTCATCGTGTCCAACGCCTCGTTCCGACGTCCTGCCTCGGCAGGCTGCCAGGAGCTGACCATCACCCCACTGCTGGCGCGCTTCAGAACCCTGACTTCTGCCGTCAGCTGGCGGAAGTATTCATCCCCCATCGACCGGGCGAACCCGACGAAACCGCGCTCCAGCGGGTCCTGCTTGGCCAGCCATGCGTAGAAGTCGGCCTTCATCTGGCTGACGTTCACGACAAAGGCGTGCTTGTCGTCCCCGACCACCTTGCCGTCCGTCCGGCGGCGCTTCATCGGTACCAGCATAGGCCCGTTTGAGCTGGACGAACCCTTGACCATGATCACCCGGTTGTGCGGGTGGCGCTTGACGAAGAGCTTCACATCCTCGGTGAAGGCTGATCCGTCGATGGCCAGCATGTCGAGCTGCAGGCGCAGCCCCCGTTCGGTCCGCCACGTCTGCTTCAACAGGGCGTCCAGTGCCTCGCGGCCTTCCTTGTCCCCGATGTAGAAGGGGATGGTCACATAGCCGATCACCCTACGCTGCAGGTTCCGCGTGAAGGCGACGATCTGCACCTCGATCCGGTCCGCCTGGCAGTCGGCGCCAGCCGTCAGGATGAACCCCGTCGACGGCAGGATGCCCTGCGGCAGCGTCTCGGCCTCCGGGGCGTTTTCTGCACGGTCGCGAAGCGCTTCCCAGTCCGGCCCCTTGCTGGCCTGTTCGTATGGCAGGCCCAGCACGTCGTTCCAGAACACCTGCTCGGTTTCTGCCTCGACCTGCTTCTTCAGCGCCTCGACCGTGTCACCGGTCAGGGTCAGCGTGTTCCATCCCATCACTTGGGCATAACTCACTGCGATCGAGGCCCAGTCACGCTGCGGCGTGTAGGCGCGCCAGAGGTGGAACCCCGGATGATCCCCGCGGGGATTGGCCGGAACCCACCGGCCCAGACGGACAATCTTCTCCTTGTCCCCATGGCCGATCACGCAACCACAGGCGTCGCAGGTGAAGTGCGCCGCATGCAGTCGCTCCGGGTCGATGTTGGCCCGGAAGTTTTCCCAGGTCAGCGGCGCGAAGTGCCCGCAATGCGGACACGGCACATGGTAGAACCGCTGGTCGCTCCGGTCGAACGCCCTGCTGATCCGGCAGGTGCCCTTAATCAGCGGGGTCGAGACCCGGAATATCTTCGCGTCCTCGAACGCTTCGGCCCGGCTGACCATAAGCGCTTCGGGGTCGCCCTTGTCGCTCATCTCCCACTTGGCGATGTCGTCGCCGATCACCAGGCGGCGCGAGGTGCCGGTCAGGTCGGCGGGCGAGCCTGCGGAAGCGACCTTGATGCTGCCGTTCCGGTCGACCGTCTCCATGTTGAACATGGCATCGACGTTCTCGCCCCGACCCTCGCCGAAGATGTCCCGCAGCGCCGGGGTGGACCGCCGCATCGGCATCCACTTGTTCATCACCCATTCCTTCGCAGCGGTCTGCGTCGGATGCACCACCAGCGAGTCAAGCGCGCTGTAGGCATGCCATGCGCCGAGGCAAGGCTGGATCAAGGACACGGTCTTCCCGATCTGGGCCGAGCCGCGCATCGTCACTTCCCGCGCCGGATGCTCCGGCGACAGGACCTCATGCACTTCCCGCAGGAAGGGGAACCGCTCGATCCGGAACGGGCCGGGCATCGGCGACCTGTCATCGAAGACGATGTTGGCTTCGCACCAAGCCGTGATGTCCGGCGGGGGCGAGGGCAACATGGTTCTAGCCGCAGCCCGAAAGACCACTGCCTGCGCCGGCGCCAGCATTCCCATCAGATGTCAGCCGCCCGTTCGGCGTCGGTCATCTCGACCGCTTCCGCCTGGTCGGCCAGAACGCCACTGCGATCCTGCCGCTGCGCCCGCCAGACCGTCAGCAGGATCTGCCGCACGGCCCGAAAGTCCACGCCCAGCTGATCGGCCACGGCCCGGGCCCCCGTCCGAAGCGCTTCCTCGACCTGGGCGATCTCCTGCCGCAAAACCTTGCTGACCTGGCGCTCGACCTCACTGACCAGGACCATCGTCCCTTCGTCCAGTTCGTTCTGGCGCCGGATGCGGCGGACCTCTTCGACCAGCTTGGTCTGCCGCGCCATCCGGTAGCCGTCCGTGTCGTCGTCGGCCAGGGCACCATCAGAGCCCTTACCCGTCGTCGCTTTGGGCGCAGGGCCGGATTGCACCTCGCCAGCCAGAACGCCAGCGATGGCTTGGCGGGTCGAAGCCCCATTTCCAAGCATCTGGCCCTGGTCGAGGTTCCCCTTCAGCTTCTGGGCCACCATCTGCGGATCGTAACGCCGGGCGCGACCATCGCCGGAGTAGCACCCGTCCAGCCGTCCCTCTTTGGCAAGCTGGCTGATCCGCCCCTTGCTCAGATTGAGGATACCGGCCAATTCGGCCGCGTTGACGGTCTGCATCAGGGTTGAAGGGCTCTCATTTAGCCAGCCCCTTATGTTTAGGTCGGTCGGTTTAGGCTTTGCTCAACGTTTAGCAACGCAAAACCATTGCGCCTCCGTCCGC